TGATATGTGATATAAATAAGTATGGATGCCTTCGGGGTCCACAAAACACAAACTCGCTTTAATAAGGAGCTACTAAGATGACTAATCTAGCGCGGTATCATGCTGCAAATCTTCCAGAACTGTTTGATAGGATTAATAAGAATGGCATAGGAATGGATGATTATTTGGATCGTTTTTTTAATCCGCATGAAAACCCACCAACAAATTATCCACCTTACAATCTCATCAATGTAAGTAATGTATTATCCAGACTAGAGATTGCTTTAGCCGGATTTAAAAAAGATGAGGTTAAAGTTTACACAGAGTATGGTAAACTTGTTGTAGAAGGTAAGAAAGAGGAGAACGACGATACTGATTATGCACATAGAGGACTTGCACAAAGATCCTTTACTAGACACTGGACTATCGCTGATGACACTGTTGTCAAAGAAGTCGTCTTTGAAGATGGACTACTTTCCGTTACACTTGGTAAGGTAGTGCCAGAACATCACCAGCGTAAGGACTGGATCTAATGTCCACTTCGGAAAGAGGGCCGCCTTGACGGTCCTCTTTTTTATTGGTACAATAACAGAAGGAAATTTTTTTAACAATGGCTATTAAACTTGCTTTACTCAAGTCTGGGGAAGAAGTTGTTGCGGATGTCAAGGAACTGGTATTTGAGTCGAAAGTAGTTGGTTATGTATTCAATAACCCTGTTACGATTAATTATTTGAATCCAGAAGTTCTTATGGAAGGAGGATCATCTTTGAACATGTCGTTTCAGATTTGGAATCCCCTTGCTAAGGATAGAAACATTCCCGTTGCTCCTGATTGGGTTGTGACGTTAGTTGATCCCATTGATCAAATTATAACTCTATATACAACACAATTAACAAAGGCGAAAGATGGCGGAACAAACAACGAAGAGTCAGACGATAGAAGTGACACCGGAGATAATTCAACTGTTGTTCTTAAAGAATGATAGTATTGTAATTTCCAAAATCGAAGATATTGGTTCTGAGTTGGGTGAGCCTGATTGTAAATTAACCAAACCATATGAAGTTGTTCTTGATGAAGATAATAAAACAGCTTTGATTCCTTGGTTAATTAAATATACAGATCAGCGTCAGTTCATGGTTCATTCTGATCAAATTTTGACCATGGCTGATCCCAATGAAAAACTATCTAAACTTTATAATGAAAAACTCCTCTGATGAGATTCTATACTAATGTTCAAATGGTTGGGGACCAAATTCTCGTTCGTGGATATGAGAATGGTCAACGATATAGCAATCGTGAACTTTTTCGCCCAACTTTGTATGTTGATTCAAAGAAGAAAAGTAAATACAGAACATTAAATGGCGACACTGTAGAACCCATAAAACCAGGTACTATTCGTGAAACTAGGGATTTTATAAAGAAGTATGATGGAGTGGATGGATTTAGACTCTATGGGTTTGAACGTTTCATCTATCAATATATTGCAGAACAATATCCAGAAGAAGAAATTAAGTTTGATATATCAAAGATTAATTTGGTAACAATTGATATTGAGGTTAAGGCTGAATATGGATTTCCAGATGTAGAGAATGTTGCTGAAGAAATACTTTTAATCTCAATCCAAGATTATAATACAAAACATATTATTACTTGGGGTGTAGGACAATTTAATAATAAACAAGAGAATGTTGAATATCGTTCTTATCCAGATGAGTTTGGATTGTTGAATGCTTTCATTCAATGGTGGATGGATAATACTCCAGACGTTGTTACTGGATGGAACTGTGAACTATACGATATCCCATATCTTACCGGCAGAATTAAAAGAGTTCTTGGTGAGAAACTTATGAAGAGACTCTCTCCTTGGGGATTGGTAACTCAGGATGAGATTTTTATTCGAGGTAGAAAACAATTTGTATCTGATATTGGAGGTATATCAGTTCTTGACTATATGAAACTTTATCAGTGGTCTCCTGGTACTCCTAATCAAGAATCTTTTCGGTTGGATTATATCGCCCAACAGGAATTAGGACAAAAGAAACTTGATCACTCCGAGTTTGATACTTTTAAGGATTTTTATACAAATGGTTGGCAAAAATTTGTAGAATATAATATAGTTGACGTTGAACTTGTTGATAGACTTGAGGATAAACTTAAGTTAATTGAACTTGCATTGACAATGGCATATAATGCCAAGGTTAATTATCAAGACATCTTCTATCAAGTTAGGTTGTGGGATTGTATTATTTTCAATGAATTGAAACGCAAGAACATTGCTATTCCATCAAAATCTAGAAGTAAAAAGGATGAAAAATACGCAGGTGCTTATGTCAAGGAACCAAAAGCGGGACGCTATGATTGGGTGGTTAATTTTGATCTTAACAGTCTATATCCTCACCTTATTATGCAATATAACATCTCACCAGAGACACTCAGTGAGACTAGACATCCCAGCGCGAGCGTTGAAAGGATTCTAAATCAAGAGTGTGAGATTGATAGTCAATATGCGACTTGTGCTAATGGAGCGCAGTATAGAAAAGATGTGAGGGGATTTCTTCCTGAACTTATGGAGAAGATGTACAACGAACGTGTCATCTTCAAAAAGAAAATGATTGAAGCAAAGAAAACTTATGAGAAGACCCCCACTAAATCATTGGAAAAGGAAATTGCAAGATGCAACAACATCCAAATGGCGAAAAAGATCTCTCTTAATTCTGCTTATGGTGCTATCGGCAATCAGTACTTCAGGTATTATAAGTTAGAGAATGCGGAGGCTATTACTCTTAGTGGACAAGTTTCTATTCGTTGGATAGAGAATAAGGTGAATACCTATTTGAATAAGGTTCTTAAAACAGATGATGTTGATTATGTTATTGCTTCTGACACCGATTCCATTTATCTTAACTTGGGCCCATTAGTTGAACGTGTGTATGAAGGAAGGGATAAGACTACAGAAAGTGTTGTTAAGTTTCTTGATAAAATTTGTGAAACGAATTTAGAACCATTTATTGATGATAGTTATCAGAAATTAGCTGATTATGTTTCTGCATATGATCAGAAGATGTTTATGAAACGTGAGAACATTGCTGATCGTGGTATATGGACTGCGAAGAAGCGATACATACTTAACGTATGGAATAGTGAAGGAGTTCAATACTCTGAACCCAAACTTAAGATCATGGGTATTGAGGCTGTCAAATCTTCTACTCCGGCTCCTTGTCGAAAGATGATTAAAGATGCTCTTAAACTTATGATGAATGGTACTGAAGATGATGTTATTGAGTTTATTGAAAATTTCAGGGAACAATTTAAACAATTAGATCCAGAAGATGTTTCCTTTCCAAGAACAGTAAGTGATGTTCAGAAATATCAATCTTCATCTACCATTTATTCTAAAGGAACCCCAATTCATGCAAGAGGGGCATTACTATTCAATCATTATATTAAGAAAAATGATTTGTCAAATAAGTATTCTTATATTAAGAATGGAGAGAAGATTAAATTTTGTTATTTAAAAAAGCCTAACATAATTAACGAAAATGTGATATCCTTTATACAGGACTTTCCTCATGAGATTGGTCTTGACAAGTATATCGATTACGATCTTCAATTTGAGAAGTCATTTCTTGAACCACTCAAGATCATTCTTGATGCTATTGGGTGGAATGTAGAAAAAACAAACACATTAGAATCATTTTTCGTATGAAGGATCAAAACACTATATCAGAGAATGAATCTCAGGCAGATAAGTGGAAAAGAGCTCAAAGTTTATTCATTGAGTCTCTTATGAAACCTGATCATGAGTTACGTTCTTGCGCCCACAATCAAAAGTGTTATAATGAGTTAATTGCAATACGTGACGATATTGTGGAACATGTACGAATGGGGGGTTATTAGTGACTCAAACTAAAGAAAAAATTGAAGCTGCGGAGAAACGTATTAAAGAACTTCAACTCTTGATTAAACATTGGAAGACACAAAATGGATTTTCTTAAAGATATTGTAAACGAAATAGGTGATGAATACACTCAACTTGCTGTTGATATTGACTCAACTGAACGGTATGTTGATACAGGTTCGTACATTTTCAATGGACTCGTTTCGGGTAGTATATTTGGTGGCGTATCTTCCAATAAAATTACTGCTATTGCTGGAGAATCTAGTACAGGAAAGACGTTCTTTTCTCTTGCGGTTGTTAAGAATTTCTTGGAAACTAATCCTGACGCCTATTGTCTTTACTTTGATACTGAAGCTAGTATTACGAGGTCACTCTTAGATAGTCGTGGACTGGATCTGACAAGGTTGGTAGTGGTTAATGTAGTCACTATAGAAGAGTTCAGAACGAAGGCACTTAAGGCCGTTGATAAATATATAAAAATGCCTGAAGACGTTCGCAAACCTTGCATGTTTGTGTTAGACTCTTTAGGTATGCTTTCCACAGAAAAAGAAATCACGGACGCTCTGAACGATAAACAAGTTCGGGACATGACTAAATCGCAGTTAGTCAAAGGTGCGTTTAGAATGTTGACTTTGAAGTTGGGTCAAGCAAACATTCCCCTTATAGTTACGAATCATACATACGATGTCATCGGTAGTTATGTCCCTACTAAAGAGATGGGAGGCGGCAGTGGCCTCAAGTATGCCGCGTCTACAATCATTTATCTCAGTAAAAAAAAGGAAAAGGATCAGAAAGAGGTTGTTGGAAACCTTATTAAAGCTAAAACGGCTAAATCGAGACTCTCTAAGGAAAATAAAACAGTAGAAGTACGTCTCTTTTATGATAGCCGTGGTCTTGATAAATATTACGGTCTTTTGGAGCTGGGTGAAATTGGCGGGCTCTGGAAAAACGTTGCCGGAAGATACGAATTCAACGGCAAAAAAATATATGCCAAACAGATTCTTGCGGATCCTGAAACATACTTCACTCCAGAAGTAATGCAAGCACTTGATGAAACTGCGAGAAAAGAATTTTGTTATGGAGAAAATTGAACACACTATCCTCAGAAATCTTGTTTATAACGAAGATTATCTAAGGAGAGTTTTGCCTTTTATTAAAAAAGAATACTTTGATCAAAGACTCGATGGCGTTGTCTTTGAAACTATTTCGTCGTTTGTTGTTCAATACGATACTCTTCCTACTAAGGAGATTTTATCTATTGAACTGGATAAAAGGTGTGATCTTACCCAGGATGAATATAACACTGTTATTGATTCGGTATCTAAATTTGATGATGCCGTATCGGAGAATGAATGGTTAGTTAATACTACAGAAAAATGGTGCCGTGACAGGGCCATTTATCTGGCATTAATGGAGTCGATTGCCCTCGCTGACGATAAACAAAATGACGAAAAAAAGGGCCGTGATGCTATTCCATCTATTCTTTCTGACGCATTAGCCGTATCGTTTGACAATCACATTGGACACAACTATCTTGAGGACTATGAACAAAGGTATGAATCCTACCACAGGAAGGAAGACAAGATTGCCTTTGATCTTGAATATTTTAACAAAGTTACCAAAGGTGGGCTCCCTAATAAAACTCTTAACATCGCTCTTGCTGGTACGGGTGTCGGCAAAAGTTTATTCATGTGCCACGTGGCTAGCTCCGTCTTGTTGCAAGGACGGAACGTTTTATACATTACATGCGAGATGGCAGAGGAGAAAATTGCTGAGCGAATTGACGCAAATCTTCTGAACATAAACATACAAGAAATTACAGATCTTCCTCATCAAATGTATGAGGGTAAAGTAACCAGTCTCGCTCAGAAGACGCAAGGGTCTCTTATTATAAAAGAATATCCTACTGCATCTGCTCATTCGGGACATTTTAAAGGACTTTTAAATGAATTAGCATTAAAGAAATCGTTCAGACCTGATATAATATTCATAGATTACTTAAATATATGTGCGTCTTCTAGATATAGGGCTAATAGTAATGTCAATTCGTACTCGTATATCAAAGCGATTGCAGAAGAACTCCGTGGTCTTGCGGTTGAAACGAATGTTCCAATCGTATCCGCTACTCAAACCACTCGTTCTGGTTTTGCTAGCAGTGATGTTGATCTCACTGATACATCTGAGTCCTTTGGTCTTCCTGCTACAGCTGATTTGATGTTTGCTTTAATTTCCACAGAGGAATTAGAAGGATTGAATCAGATAATGGTTAAACAATTGAAGAATCGTTATAATGATCCTACAATTAATAAAAGATTTGTAGTTGGAATTGACCGGGCAAAGATGAGATTGTATGATGTAGAACAAAGTGCTCAGGAAGATATCGTTGACAGTGGACAGGAACAAGAGTATACTTTCAACGAGGGTAAAACTATCAAGCAAAAATTTGCGGAGTTGAAATTTTGAAAAAGAAAGTTGATTTCAATAAGTATACAACTTTTGTTGATGCAGTTACTAGTCATGCATCAAAAGATTATGCTTCTTTTGATGGAAGATTAT